TTCTTGAGTACAGGTGAAGAAGATATGTGGTCAGGCTATCTGATTGATGACAGGATGTTTGACCTAAACATATTCGGTGATGACTTCTGTACTGAAGGTCATGTGGCTTGTGTCATCTATGAGTGTGACAAGACAGACGATGACAACTGGACAACTAACACAGATAAGTGTTATCATTTATGGGAGAGAAAAATTGAACTGTTGGCACTGTAACAAAGAACTCATATGGGGTAGTGACTATGACATCTCAGGCGAAGATGATGCCTATGTCATGATGACTGTGTTGTCATGCCCTAAATGTAACAGCCTCGTAGAGGTATATTATCCAAAGGAGAACACAGACGATGACGAAGTATGAGTTATTACAAACACTAGAGAGACTATACCCTAGCCCTGATGAGTGGTTCATCAGTGATGAAGATGAGGGCATTGTGAATATATGCTTTGTGCTAGATGAGGAGCGTTATGATGACCAGATTGAGCAGTCTTGATTTGCTACATCAAAGAGTATTGCAGACCATGCTAGATGAGTTGCCTATTGAACAACAGGGTATGACTGTACTAGAGTGGCTGAAGTTAATGTTGCACAAATACAAACAGAAGGAACTTACCAATGAATAGATTTATAATTGACCACCACCCTGACACAATCGCACAGTCACTATGTGACCAACACATTGTGAAGATGCCATTGGAAGAAGCACAGATGCTATGCACTAGCCTGTGGCATCATGCCCCTGACTATGCAGAAGCCTGTGAGTTATACAAGCCTGTGCATCAGAAGCACCCATGCACCATATGGGCTATGAAAACTAGGGATAACTACGCCTTTGCTTACAGCCTGTATACATCCATGCTATGTGAGTACCACCATAGGTATGGCAAGTGGCATGGTGCAGGTAAGCATAGCGAGGCATTGTACAAAGGCATTAAACTGATACCAGAGGGTGCGTTGACACCACACCCACAATGCTTTAGTGGGCATGATGACTTGAAGACAGATGAAAAGTATCCCATCATGGCTTATCGTGCTTTCTATGCTGTTGACAAACTAAGGTTTGCTAGGTATAGTAAGGGTCGTGAGATGCCAGTATGGTTGGCAGAGAGTAAATGTAACTTTGAAAGGAGTATTTAATATGGACATGGAACTAACACATGAACAGAGACGAGAGTTTCTCAAATCTTATAATGACTTACGCAATACAATTCAGACGATATGGGAATGTCAAGATTTATGGATGTCTGATGTGCGTAAGTTAGAACACTTACAAAATCTAATGGAAGTCACTATGAAGTTTGTACCGAAATTTGACGATAAAGGTGACAGACTGTACTATCATGATTGGGTGCTTGCTGACACAGATGATGAACAGTTATAATGGATATTATAATAGGGTTCAGTCTATTTATTGTATTAGCAGTATTGACTTTGTGATTATTTGCTGATATAAAACACTATCAATTGACGATAAACCAACATAAGGAGACAAGATATGCCATTAGATATAACACCATTTACACTTACAGCTGATGAATTGTTACCAGAGAAGTTAAACTTTGATATTGAGTTTGAACCTACTAAATTCTCAGGCAAGAAGTATGTAATCAACAAGGATACAGGAGAATATCTGGGGGTAGTAGGCACAGACTTTCAATGCGCTGACCATCGTGAGTTCTTCACTAACATTCATAACAGCACAACTGAAAACTTAGGTGAGGAGCAGTGTGACAATATGAATATCAAGTTCAAGACAGCGCACAATGGTGCATGGGCTTTGATGGACATGTGTCTACCCAATGTCACGGCTAAGATTTATACAGATAAACATAGCACAACCATTGCACAACGTATCATTGCACTGCATGGTATTGATGGTAGTGCCAGCAACACTGTATTCTTTGGGGCGATAGATTTCTTCTGCACCAATGGTATGATTCGTGGTGAGCATGACAAGGTAAGACGTAAAAATACGTCCAACTTTACTATGGGCAGGTTTATTCGTGACCTTGAAGAATCATCACAGTCATTCTACGCACAGTCAGAACGCCTACAAGCGTGGGCTACTAAGCCTCTGTATGTAGGGGATGTTAAGGCTATGCTAGAGTCCTTGCTCAAGTCTGAAAGCAAAGCAAACAAGATGTTTAGTTTGTATAACCAAGAGGCTAGTGTTCGTGGACAGAATGTCTGGGCATTGTATAGTGCCTTCACAAACTATGCGTCCTATGGCGATGAACGTAACGGCTTCACTGTTCGTAACACAGGGCTTGATACGCACGATAAGACTATGTATCAGCGTGAACACACTGTGTCACAATGGATTGAAAGCAAGCAGTTCAAGGAGTTAATTGCGGCATGAAGTACATATTAGCACTTGACTACGATGCGGAAGGCTTTGATGCTGACGGTGTTGGTGATTACTGGTACACCGACACAAACTATTTAGATATGGACAGCGAAGAAGAAGCGTTGTCCTATCTTCAAAAGAACATATGCTACGAAGGTGGCAAGAAGGCAAACTTCAAAACTATCAAAGAGTATTGTGATGTGTTTGGTGGTTTCAAGTTTTACGAAAGGAAGTATTAATGAAACTAAATGAACTCATTGATGATTACTATTCTTCGTATGATTTCAAAGTGTTACGCGATGATACTAAGAAACAGTATGAGTATTTAATTCGTGTAATGCTCGACACAGAGGTAGAGGGCCAGCCCCTCTGCCGCTATACTCTGGACAAGATTACAACACGCATGGCTAAAGATGCGTACAATCAGTGGTGTGAAAAAGGCATTACAACTGCTAATCATCTGATGTCAATCGCTCGTGTCTTGTTCAATCATGGCATACGAATGGAGCATTGTGTTATAAGCCCCTTTGCAATCATCCGTAGACGCACCACAGAGGCTCGTAAGATAGTCTGGAGTAGGGAGGATGTTATGAAGTTCCTAGATGCCGCGTATGGCGATTTTAGCACCCGTAACATAGGTCTTATTGCACACATGGCATACGAATGGTGTCAGCGAGTGGGTGATATGCGTATGCTTACATGGGATTGCATCAATTTTGATGAGCAAACAATACATATTGAGCAAAGCAAAAGACGTGCTGATGTTTATCTGCCTATTTCAGATGACTTGTGTGACATGTTGACACACCAAGAGCAAGACTTTGGCTTTCAACAGTATGTTGCACCTCGTCCTCACCCAATTGCAGGTGAGTACAAACCTTATTCGCAGTTCAAATTGCCTATCCATGCTCGTAAGATAATGGACAGCATTAATCTACCACAGGAGTTACGTCTGTCTGACCTGCGAAGAACTGGTACAACTGAAATGGTAGAGGCAGGTGTTGGAATGGCACAAATTATGTCGGTTACAGGACATGCTAACCCTAGTTCAGTGAAACCGTACATGAAAAATACTTTAACAAGTGCAAATTATGCATTGACAGAGCGAAATAAGCATGGTAAAAGCATCTTAACTGCCGCAACGAAAGAGATTATACATGACTAATATATATAACACTATAAGTGATATGGATATACCAAGTGGACATACAAAGCGTATGACTTGTCCTGTCTGTAATGGGTATAACACTTTCACTGTGACCAATAACATGGGTAGCCTTGTGTGGAATTGTTATAAGGCTTCCTGTCAGATTAGTGGTGGTACTCGTGTCCATATGACTGTCGATGACATACGTAAGGGCTTCGGTGGTGCGGAAGAATACGCCTCTCAGGATGCATTCAAACTACCAGAGTACATTGTACCTGCTAATTTTGATGTGGCTGAGTGGGCTATGGAGTTGTACGGTATTGATGCTGAAGAAGTTGGCATCATGTACGATGTCAAGGAGCATCGTGCAGTATTCCCTGTCGTGCATGAAGGTAAAACAGTGGACGCAACTGGACGTGCGCTAGGAAAAAGATTACCTAAATGGAAACGATATGGAAAAAGCGGCTTGCCATATGTATTTGGCTGTGGTAATGTCGCTGTAGTTGTTGAGGACTGCGTAAGTGCTGCGGTTGTAGGGAACGATGTTTGGTGTGGGGTCGCCGTGTTGGGGACATCGTTATCCGAATCACACAAGAAGTACCTTGCGCAGTTCTCAACAGCAATAATAGCCCTAGACCCCGATGCTTTACCAAAGACATTAGGCATGGCGAAAGAACTCAGAGGTCATGTAAATGATGTTCGTGTTCTACGCTTGACAGATGACTTGAAGTATCGTAATCCAACAGACTTTGATAACCTAACCAACATAGGAGTGTAACAACATGGAACTATCCCTAATACGAAGTTTAATGGACAAGTCGTTCTACGATGACCATCGTGGTGCTAAGTGTCCTGACCGCCTGTTCAGTAAGGATGTGCGTAAGATTAAGCAGACCATTGACAAGGCGATGGACACATACAGCCGTACCGTATCACCTGATGAGGTAGAGGCATTGTTCATGTCGGACAACCCGACACTAACTACAGCACAGAAGCAAGCCTATGCTAGTCTGTTTGCCTCTGTGAAGAATGAGAACACGATGGGCAGTGACATAGCACAAGAGGTGCTGTCCAAGTTGTTCCGTCAGGTAATTGGTGAAGACGTAGCCAACATTGGCTTTGATATGGTCAACGGTGATGCCAATACGCTGGAGTCATTGCGTAACCTGCTTGAGATGTACAACGATGACTTCATTCCCAACATGAAAATTGAGTGGGATGACATCAGCATTGAGACATTGATGGCAAAGGCTGAACTTGAAGCACGTTGGACATTCAACATATCACCACTAACTCGTAGAGTTGAGGGTGTATCAGGTGGTCAGTTGATTGAGGTAGGCGCACGTCCTAACACTGGTAAGACATCATTCCATGCCAGCCTCATTGCCGCACCGGGGGGCTTTGCACATCAGGGTGCTAAGTGCATCATCTTGTGTAACGAAGAACCTACCCACCGTGTTGGTGCTAGATACTTGACTGCCGCTGCTGGTATGTCTGCTCGTGAAGTACGAGAGAACATGAGTAAGGCACAGGCACTGTATGCACCTGTCATGCAGAACATTAAGATTAAGGATGCAGGTGGACGTGATATGTCATGGGTTGAATCTGTATGTAAGTCATACAAGCCTGACATACTTGTGCTTGACATGGGTGACAAGTTTAGTGTAGCAGGTAGCTATGCTAGAGAAGACCAAGCCCTAGCCGCTTGTGCTATCTATGCTAGACAGATTGCCAAGACGTATGACTGTGCTGTATTCTACATGTCACAGTTGAGTGCAGATGCAGAAGGACGTACCACACTCAACCAGAGTATGATGCAGGGTAGCCGAACAGGTAAGGCGGCAGAGGCTGACCTGATGTTACTGATTGGTAAAGCCGCATCTGTGGAAGGGCAGGAAGAAGAAAGCCCACTGCGTCATGTCAACATCGTGAAGAACAAGTTGAATGGCTATCACGGTATGGTAAACTGTAACCTAGACTATTTGACAGCGAGGTACGAAGGATGAAGCTAACACTTGATGTAGAGAACACGGTCACAAAGCATGACAAGAAGATGCACCTTGACCCCTTCGAGCCAGACAATACACTGGTGATGGTGGGTATGCTTACTGACCAAGGCGTGGAACGTCACGTGACCTTTGACCACAGTGAGGTTGATGCGGATGACTTTGGGCATACAGTTGTACAGGAATGGCTGGACAAGGCTACAGTTCTGATATGCCACAATGCCGCACACGACTTGCTGTGGCTGTGGGAGAGTGGGTTCACGTATGATGGTCCTGTCTTTGACACAATGCTTGCTGAGTACGTCCTACAGCGTGGGCAGAAAGAGCCACTATCACTTGAGGCTTGTGCTGAACGCTATCAGTTGGACACACAGAAGCAGGACACATTGAAGGAGTACTTCAAGAAGGGGTACAGTGTTCGTGATATACCGCATGACGAGTTGTCACACTATCTATCTGCTGACCTTCATGCCACACAGCAACTTGCTGACAAGCTGATGTATCGTCTGAATACAAAGGACGATGGTGGCTTGATTGGTACTGTTGACCTGACTAATCAGGTAGCTGTGTGTCTGGCACGTATCTATCAGCGTGGCTTTGCTGTTGACATGACAGCACTCAACGATGTGCGTACTCAGTTTGAGCAGGAGCGTGATACCTTACAGGTTGAACTGCAACAGCATGTTCGTAATCTAATGGGTGACACACCTATCAATCTTAACAGCCCAGAGCAATTGTCTTGGGTGATATACAGCCGTAAGGTGTTGGACAAACCTTATTGGGGCAGTGCCATTGACCCTTACATGGATGATGCAGAGTTTCGTAGCCTGATTGCAGGTTGCACAGAACGTATGTACAAGACCAAGGCTGTTCAATGCTCTACCTGCAAAGGTGCTGGTAGAATTAGAAAGGTGAGGAAAGATGGAAGTTTATATGCTAACGCAAACAGATGTACTGATTGTGACGCTATTGGCTATGTGTTTAATCCTACTAATCAAGTCGCTGGGTTAAAGTTCAAGCCACCATCAGCTAAGTGGGCTAGTGCCAATGGCTTTAGTACTAGCAAGGGAAACCTTGAGTTGCTTGAGGCATCAGCCAAGACACACGGTATGGATGATGCAGTAGACTTCCTGTCTAAAGTACGTAGACTGTCTGCTGTCGAGACATACCTGTCATCATTCGTTGATGGCATACAAACGCATACCAAGCCTGATGGTAAGTTGCATGTACGTTTATTACAGCATCGCACCGCAACAGGCAGGTTTAGTGGGGCAGACCCTAACATGCAGAACATGCCACGAGGTGGTACGTTTCCTGTGAAGAAGGTGTTCGTGTCTCGTTTCGAGGGTGGCAAGGTACTTGAGGCTGACTTTGCGCAGTTGGAGTTTCGCGCCGCCGCATTTTTATCACAAGATGGAGTTGCAATTGAAGAAGTATCTACTGGATTTGATGTACATGCATACACCGCTGAAGTTATTAGTACCGCTGGTCAACCTACGAGTAGGCAGGATGCTAAAGCGCATACGTTCGCACCGTTATATGGAGCGACAGGCTTTGGAAGAACGAAGGCAGAAGCAGCGTACTACGAACACTTCAACGACAAGTACCAAGGAGTCGCAGATTGGCATACCCGATTGGCTTCGGAGGCTATAAACACTCATAAGATAACAACCCCATCAGGTCGTGAGTTCTCATTTCCTGATGTAAAACGTAATGTTCGTGGCAGGGTGTCGCACTTTACACAGATAAAGAATTATCCTGTGCAGTCATTCGCCACGGCAGACATCGTACCTGTGGCACTATTACACATAGATAAATTACTTGACGGTATGCAATCCTGTGTGGTAAATAGTGTTCACGACAGTATCGTCATTGATGTTCACCCAGATGAGGAAAGGAGTGTAATTGATATCATCAACAAGACTAATGACGATTTACCAAACCTAATAGTAATGAGGTGGGGCGTACAGTTTAACGTGCCATTATTACTTGAAGCAAAAATTGGTTATAATTGGCTTGACACTAAAGACGTAGCCTGATATAACTATGGTTCTTTGACACTGATATAAGGAGTATACAAATATGACAACATCAATCACAACAATTGACACTAACAACTTTGCAGAGATGGCAAAGGCAATGGGCATGTCAGCGGATGCTAATGCAAAGAAGCAGTCTAGCACACTGGCACGACTACGCCTCAATCACTCTGCTATCATGGGTACTGCCGATGTCAACGGCAAGAACGTCAACATGGAAGTAGTTCCTGCTGGCACATACAAGCTGGAGATTCCTGACGGTCCGACTTACTACGCACAGTCAGTAAATCTTCGCCCATACTTGCAACGCTTCATGTACAAGCGTTTCATCAAGGGGCATGGTAATGTTCCTAATCGTTACGTGAAGACAGTCATGGCTGATAACCTCAACATTGACCTCAAGGACAATGATGGCGGCTTCAACTGTGGTAAACCTGCGGGTTACATCGAAGACTTCAAGTCACTGCCTGAGAAGACACAGGAACTAATCAAGCAGATTAAACGTGTTCGTGTAATGCTTGGCACAGTTGAGTTAATTAATCCTACTGATGAACAGGGTAATCCTGTTGAGGTAGGTGAGACTGCATTCATCTGGGAGATTGAGAATCGTGACGCATTCAAGGATGTAGGCACTATCTTCAACAAGCTAGGCAAGATGAAGCGACTACCTGTACAGCATCATGTGCTTGGCAATACAGAGGAACGCAAACTGCCTAACGGTAATAGCTTCTTCCTACCTGTCGTGTCACTTGATGTTACTAAGACACTTGACCTTGGAGACAATGAGCATTCAGTGTTTGCTGACTTCATGTCATGGGTAGAGAATTACAATACCTACATCATCAATGCTTACGCAGAGAAGGCTGTTAGTAAGCACGATGAGGACTTAGACAGTATCGACATTGAAGGGGTAGTCGATATTGAAGTTGAAGAAGAGGTAGCGTAATGAACCATCCTGCTGAACTGTCGTTGCATCAGTATCTGGAAGATGCGGTCAAGGGCAAAACACGAATGTCTAAGAAGACAATAGACCAAGTAGCCAGTGACATAGCGGATGCATTGCAGCGTCAGTTTGGTGGGGAGAGTAAGCGTGACGAGTTTACTCTTCGTATGTCCAACATTGGTAGACCACCATGTCAGTTATGGTTTGAGAAGAACCACCCTGACAAGGCACTACCAAAGCCAACAACCTTTATGATTAACATGATGCTAGGTGATATCGTTGAAGCAGTGTTCAAGGGCTTGTTGGTAGAAGCAGGAGTTAAATATGAAGACTCAGATAAAGTATCACTGGAAATCAATGACACCACTATTAATGGAACATACGATATTGTTATTGATGGTGCTGTTGACGATATTAAGTCGGCATCAGATTGGTCATACCGTAATAAGTTTGTTTCCTTTGATACGTTAAAAGACAGTGACCCCTTTGGTTATGTAGGTCAGCTTGCTGGTTATGCTAAAGCATCTGGCAAAAGTGCTGGGGGTTGGTGGGTTGTCAATAAAGCCAATGGTGATTTCAAATATGTACCTGCCACTGGTATTGACATTGATGCGGAGATAGACAAAGTTAAGTTAGCGAAACTTGCTCTTGAGAAAGATGAAGTACAGCGATGCTTTGAACCTGTCGAAGAGACATTCAGAGGTAAGCCTACAGGTAATAAGGTACTAGGTGTGGAGTGTGGATTCTGTTCATACAGAAATGCTTGCTGGCCTGACCTGATAGAAAGACCTTCTGTGATGTCTAAAGCTAAAGACCCAAAGATTGTGAACTATGTGGAGTTGAAAAACTATGGCAGTACACAATCATAAAGCCTTTAGAGCCGCACGTAAGTATGGGTATAGGAGTGGGCTGGAGTTAAAGATATCGGAGTATCTTAACAACCTAAAAGCAAAGTATGACTACGAGAGTATCAAGATTGAGTGGGAAGACTTAGCCTACCGCACCTATACACCAGACTTCGTGTTAGACAATGGCATCATCATCGAATCTAAAGGGATGTTTACTGCCGCAGATAGACGCAAGCACCTTGCAATTCAGCGGCAGCATCCTACATTAGACATACGGTTTGTGTTTGAGAATAGCAGACGCAAGTTGCGTAAGGGTGCTAAGTCAACTTATGCTGAGTGGTGTATCAAGTATGGTTTCAGATACTATGACCGCATCATTCCAGAAGATTGGCTAAAGGAGAAAGGGAAGAACAAGCATCCAAAGTTTGTTAAATTTACAGGAACTAAAAAGCAAAGGAGTTAGCTATGACAGATGACACAGACAACCATATTGAAGACAATGATTTTTTGATTCGTATTCGCCCACACTCAGATGAAACAAATGAGTGGACAGGCGAGATTGATGTAGCCATCATTACGAATGACGATAAGAACATGTCAGACGATGACTACTATCAGATACTGCACCTGACTAAGATGGTGGCTTGCACAATACCCCTGATGGAAACACATGAAGATATACGCGATACCGTACATAACTTTGTCATGGATTATGAAGAAGATAATATGACAGAACAGGATATTCCTGTTGACAGTGATAGGGGTAAGGTGTTAGAAATAGATGACAATGTGGTGACATTATCATTTGGAAGTAGAACGAAGGGGAGTGCTTGACATGACAGATTACAAAAGGATGATTGAAGAATTTGAAGCAGAGGAAGAAGCCAAGCGAAAGCAAGCCAGAAAACAATCTGACATGGTAAATAATCCTGCACATTACAATAAGTCAGGCATCGAATGCGTTGACGCTATTGCTGCTGCAACAGGAGAGGGGTTTGAGTATTATCTGCAAGGCAACATACTTAAATACCTGTGGAGATACCGCTACAAGAATGGCTCAGAAGATTTGAAGAAAGCACAGTGGTATCTTAATCGTCTAATTCAAGAAGTGGAAGGCTGCTATGATGGTGACCGTTAAGGTGTTTATGACACTGTTAATTGACGATGAAGAATATCCTATGCCAGCAGATGGCAGAGTGGATGAAGAACTTGAAGAGGCACTTGAAGAAATGATATATGATATTGATGGTGTCAGAGTAAAAACAATACGAACAGTTATGGAGAGTTACTAATGAACAATTATTTACCAACCGACTACCAAAACTTCATAGCACTTTCACGCTATGCACGATGGAAAGAAAATGAGCAAAGGCGTGAGACATGGCAGGAAACAGTGTCTCGTTACTTTGATTACATCACAAACCATCTTCGTGATAAGCACAGTTATAAGATTACAAAGGAAACACGTAAAGAACTAGAGGAAGCTGTACTCAATCAGGACATCATGCCTAGCATGAGAGCCTTGATGACAGCAGGTCCAGCACTAGACCGTTGCCACGTGGGTGGATACAACTGTTCATACGTACCTGTGGATAACCCTCGTGCCTTTGACGAGACTATGTATATCTTAATGTGTGGCACTGGTGTTGGGTTCAGCGTTGAACGTCATAGCGTTGATAAGTTACCTATTGTTAATGAAGACTTTCATGAGACAGACACCGTAATCAAGGTAGGCGACAGTCGTCCGGGATGGGCAAAGTCACTGAAGGAACTGATTGCTATGCTGTACACTGGGCAAATTCCCAAGTGGGATGTGTCAGAGGTACGCCCTGCAGGTGCAAGGCTCAAGACATTTGGTGGTAGGGCATCAGGACCACAGCCACTTATTGAGTTGTTTAACTTTTGTATTGAGAAGTTTAAAGGTGCTGCGGGTCGTAGACTATACCCAATCGAATGCCATGACCTCATGTGTAAGATTGGTGAGGTTGTAGTTGTCGGTGGTGTACGTAGGTCTGCCCTCATCAGCCTGTCTAACTTGAATGATGACCAGATGCGTCATGCAAAGGCAGGACAGTGGTGGGAGAATGAAGGACAACGTGCATTGGCTAACAACAGTGTTGCCTACAAAGAGAAGCCACAGATGGGTACATTCATGCGCGAGTGGATGTCACTGTACGACAGTAAGTCAGGTGAACGTGGTATCTTCAATCGTCAGTCAGCTAAGAAGCAAGCAGCTAAGAATGGTAGGCGTGATGCTGAACATGACTTCGGTTGTAACCCTTGCTCTGAGATTATCCTACGCCCCTACCAGTTCTGTAACCTCTCAGAGGTGGTTGTAAGAGCCTCAGACACGCAGCAGACGCTTACAAACAAGGTGAGACTAGCAACCATACTAGGTACGTTCCAATCAACGCTGACGGACTTTAAATACATCCGTAAGATTTGGCAGAACAATACAGAGGAAGAGCGTTTATTGGGTGTGTCATTGACAGGTATCATGGATAACCTGCTTATGTCTGGTAAGTCATCGCAGTTAGGCACAAACATTGCTACTACTCTTGCGTCACTTAAAAATGAAGCAATCAAAGTGAACGCTGAGTTGAGTAAGAAATTGGGTATCAATCAGTCTGCCGCTATTACATGCGTCAAGCCTAGTGGTACAGTGTCACAGTTAGTTGACAGTGCATCAGGCATTCATGCTCGTCACAATCCTTACTACATTCGTACTGTTCGTGGTGATAACAAAGACCCATTGACACAGTTTATGAAAGCACAAGGTATTCCAGCAGAGCCTGATGTCATGAAGCCTGATAGCACCACAGTGTTTAGC